TGCACTATTTCTAACACCTCTGACTATATTAGATTGCCCTTGCAACTTGTTAGTATTGTCATTAGTATAATTACCATCTCGCCTAAGTTCACTAATTGGTGTGTCGGGTAAATCGGGGAACTCAGTTTCAAAACAATAATATCCATTTACTGAATTTGGGTATTCTAACCAACTATAACCTAATGCAGTACAACAATCTTGTGGTATGTTTGGAGTAGGTGTTGAATCAGTAGATGTTGTAAATAAAAGTATTTGAGTATATGATGCTTGACTATGATAAATCCAATCGCACTCTATAAGGTTATCTCCGGTTGTAATACCACCATTTGAATTGATTGGGTTTGTTGGTACAAATACGCTTTTATTGACTAACAATAATTCAACCTTACTATTACCATTTGATGATACTGGATAGCCTTTAATAGAATTTATTCTATAATTCTGTCCCATCAATTGTATAATATCAGCAAAAGAAAAATCTGCTATATCTGTTGGTGTCAATCTTATACTTGCTGATAACATTCTACTATTTACGTTGAAGTTATCTAATACATAATCACTCCAATATTTACGAGCCGTACCAAATGATGGTAATGCATCCCAAGATTGTGGTGCAGATTGTAATGTTTCTTTCCAATTTATTGTCCAAACATCAGAACCATCAGTAAAGTCTTTTTTTGAATAAGCACTAAAGAATGGGTAATTGGTATATGTAGTTCCACCAATCGCAGTTCCTACTTGTAATTTATAAGCAAAACTATTTGGTAAAGGCTTAACTCCGTGAAAGAATGATAATCTAATACCACCGGTGTTCTTTTTAATACCATCTTCGTTTACATTCCATATAGCACAAGAATAAACTCCTAAATTATTTAATGGGTAATTTATTGTAGGCGAAAATATAGTTGTAAACTCTGTGTCTTTATCTGCAAATTGATTTCTTATACCAGCTTCAATGTATTCTCCAAAAGTTGGTTCTTCTTCATTGAAAGGATTTGCTTTATATGACTGATACATATAATCGTTAGATGGTGCATCTTTAAACTTAACTTGCTTACCACAATATTTTGTAGGTGGTATTATCTGTACATCTTTTTTGTAATCTACTTTATCAGACCAATCATAAGTATTACCAGTATCAGCATAATCATTATATGGTTCTATTTTTAGTTGTTTTGGGTCTTGTTTGTTTGGTACTGTTACAAGGTTAAATTTAGTCAAAATTGATTTCCACCATTGCTCAATTGATAGTGAACCAAAAAGGTTATTTATAAAAACTAAGTTTGATGTATCATTATCAATATCTTCAGCAATGATTTCTAACTTCATATTACTTAGTGTATATGTAATATTATTGTTATCACTCACACCAGCCCATAAAGCTACTCTAAGATGTTTTAATACTGATGGGTTTGCACTTCTGTAAAAAGTTACAGATTGTGAAAAATCTGTTGCAGAACTCACGCTTAATGTTGTGAACCATTCTTCAATATCAAAATCTAGGTTTGCACTAACTACACCATCCCAATTATCCCATAATTGAAAAGCTACATTTTCTTGTGTTACTGCTGGTGTTGCATTTGGTGTTATAGTTCCGGATATTTTTATTGTATAAAAACCACTACTTAAACAAGTCCAAGAATTATTTGTTGCACTCCATTGTGAACTTACATCAGATATTTCATTTGGAAAGTTTACACCTCTTGCTGGTAAATACATTACATTGTTACCAATTATTTGGTTACTTGTATTTTGTACTGCTGAATTAAATGTGCTATTTGTTATTGATGTTGATAATGATTCAGATTTGTTATAGTTCAAATCCATATATATTTTCTGAAACTCAGCACTATCAAAAAAGTTAGAATCATAAGAATAACCAGTTGATGCAAATACTAAATCTATTAAAGCTTTTAATTTTACTTGTGGTCTTAGGTTATTTATATTAAATGAATTAGAAGTCCAAGATAATATTCCACTACCCGGTTGCTGAAAGTAATTTATGTACTCATTAGATGCGTGTCCTATACCATAGTCCCATAAACTATATACAATATTACCACCATCAATAGAATTACTATTGTAGGAATTATATACATTACTTGCAGTTGCTTCGTGATTCCAAGCTGAGTAATCTAAATCACTAAATTTGACACCTTTTATTAAATCTAAGAAACTTACTTCTGAACTATATAAAATACATTCATATTCGTATTTTGCTTTATCCTTTAAATAAATATTAGTTAATTGTAGGTTACCTTTGAATACCTCTAATGTGTCTTTAAGGACCCAACATTCAGCCATTCCAAATGGATTAAAGCTAAAATTATCATCAGAATAATAAGAACCTACTTTAAAATAAGAACCAAAGAATTGGTCGTTAGCTGGCGATGATGCAAGTCTAAAATTATAGGAATGTGAACCCTTTGATTTTAAATCTTTTATATCTTTAAAATTGAAGTCTAATGTAAATGGGCTTCCTTTTATAACATCTAATTCTGTTACACCATTAAAACCAACTTCTCCACCCGGTACAGATAAGTTCGATATTGTATAAGTAGAACCACCAGCTTTGTAACCATTAAAGAATATTACAATTTGTGCCGTTGTTTCTGTTGCTACAAAACTAGTGCTAACTGTGTAAGGTGATGCACCATAACCATTAAAACCACCTAATGTAAAAGGGTTGCTTACACCTTGTGTATTTATATAATAAAATAATGCAGAACTACCAGTGGCAACAAAATCTAAATCATATACTTGCCCTACACTTAAATTATTTATTGTAATATATGTTTTGCTAAACTTTGAACCACTTGTTAAGGTTGCAGTATATCCGGTTGTAGATAAACTACTCAACACAATGTTTGAAACTCCATTGTTTGAATATTGGTTTACATTAGTTATAAGTGAACCACTTGTATCAGTTCTTTCTTTACCTCTTGCAAATAGTTGATAAGCCATCTATAATAGTATTGGGTTATACGTTTCAATTGAATACTCAAATGTAAGCCTATATTCTGTCTGTTCATAATTATGTGAAACAACTACTTCATCTATGTTTCTGTTTGTTAGAATAACAGATAAGGCAGTACCATCAGTATTTATATAATTAATTGATGAACTTAAAAACATATCTTTTACTTGCTCTATTTCATAATCTTGCAAAAATCCAGTATTGATTGTAAAGCTTTGTTTTGCATTAGTAGATGTTACCCTGCGTGATTCGTGTGATACACCCGGTACAAATGGTTGTTCATTATATCCAGCACCTACATTAGCATATTCTAATTGATAATTATATACTGATGATTTGATTTCTGTTTTATTATTACTTATTCTATCTGTACGTTTTTTGTTAAATGTAATGTATTCCCAAACCCCAAAATTATTAATATAAGCAAATCTTTGTGCATCGTATTTATCACACCTTTCAATTATGTTAAATCTATACTTTTTGCTATATTGACTTGAACCACTTGCATTACTTGAATACACTTCGTAATAATCTAAGTTAGGTATATCTGATGGTCTTGTAAATGTGTCTTCTAATTTATTTAGGTTTGCAGGGTAACAACCAAAATGTATAATCATTGAATCATCGGTTACACCAGCTGAAGCATATTTACCACCATACAAATCTGAATTAGTGAAAACTTCTGTTGTTGCAGTTCCCGATGTATTATAATACTTGATTGTTATATACTGCGTGTTTGCTGAATCATTTACATCATCTGTTCTATTTAAAAAAGCTAAAGTTCCATAGTCAGTAGTTGAAGTATCTATAATTTGTGTAGTTGCATTTAAAGAATTGTAATTACCATTCAACCATTGCTTACTTGTTGTAGTTAATTTGTAATCACTAAATGAATAGTTTATTAAATCTGTGCTTTTGTTATACCCTGCTAATACATACATATTTGCATTTACTGATGAACCTTGTTTAGCTGGTGCAGTATTAGATGATGTTGCATAGAAATCGTATAACTTTAATTGTATTCTTTTTGCACCACTACCACCGGTTGATAGATATTGTTGTCTATATCCAGTACCAACGAATTTATTATGTGGCATTGAATGAATGTTCTGCTGAAATACGTTTGCGTTTCCGGTAGCTAATGCATCGGGTAATGTAAGTGCTTGTTGAACATTTATTGAATACACTACGTTTTGTATAATAGAAGATATATCTATGATACCATATTCTAATTGATTTGGTCTAAATGTGTAAGCAAATGTTTTACCATCATAAATAACCTCTAAATAGAATCTAAATTTTGGTTGGTCTACTTGTGAACTTGTACAAGTAATTACTCTTTTAGAACCTGCTAAAACATAATCGCCATTATTAAAATTTTCAGTTTGAATTGCCATCTATTCAATTGTTAAATTTGTTGTTAAATCTTTTAGTAAGCCTTTTTTCAAATTTAGAATAAACCTCTTTTTACTTTGCTCTATTGCATCTTGCATATATGACCTAGCACCAATACCCTTTTCAGCTATACTTTTACCAATCATATAAGATGCATTCTTAATGTTTGTGTCATTCTTGGGTATGAACTTACCATCTTTATCTCTTAGTTTTATCTTTGGGCTTCTTACCCATTTTTCAACTACACCCTTTGCTAAATTCTTACTTTTAAATTGTGCTGGCTTTTTATCTTTAGGCTTGTATTTGTTTACTGATGGGTATGTACTTTGTGTTCCCTTTACACCTTTCTCTATAAAATTAGCATAGTTTAAAGAACTTGTGAATTTTAGATTTAAACCTTTAGAACCTCTTGTTATTTTATAGGCTAATGATTTACCTAACTTACCAGTGTTATCTGTAATTCTATACTTGCCGTCTACCTTACGCTTTATTTTAAGGTTACGTCTTGCTCTTTTGATAACTTCCCTACCAAATAAGTCAAATGCTTTTGCCGTATTATCTAATGAAAACTTTGCCATTACCTATTCTTTAGCCAAGCCATTAATTTAGGGAAATCAGCTACATTTGAATTAACACTATTTACTTGTTTAAGGTAACACTCTTGTAATATGAATTTACTATTTCCAGTCGTACTATTACCTATATTAAATTTAGATATTAGCCTACCATTTGTATCAATAGTTGCTCTTTGAATTCCATTAAGATACACCTTGCAAGTATCAGCAATTCCACCATTCATTTCAGAACCAAAGAATGCAATACCAATAGTAATGCTTTCTTCTCTTATATATTCGTTGCTATCATCAGATATGTTACGAACTCTTACATTTACATCATCTTGTATATCATTTATAAATAGGGCATTCTTGTTTGCTGATGCTTTAGAACCACCTACTAATAATCTAATACCTTGTGTACCAGCTGAATTTTCTATATTTAGTAATGTGTTGTTCCCAGCTTCTGTATCAACTATGTTTTTAAGTTTTAAAACAACATACAACTGTCTGTCCTTATAATTGCTAAATAATTGCCCTATATTATATGATTGGGATGAACCCTTAAATTCAAGACCTCTATAAAACGAATTATACCTTAATGGATTTGTAAGTGTATTACTATTTGTTACAATGTTATTACTAGATAAATATGTGCCAGTTGATATTGGTTCAACTTGTGTAACACCATCATTAGTATATGTTAAATTACTTTGTACTTGTTCAGTAAACGACCACCAATAAAATGCAGAATCAAAATGTGTCATTGTAGGGAATGAAATTTTTTCATTATTCCACAACTCAAATATGTTTTGTCCATTGTATTTTGGATATGGTATAGTACAAGCCGTTGTTTCATTAGCTGATTCAACACTTATAGATGTACTGAAGCCAATAACCATATTATTGAACCTTTCCTCTATTGGTGTGCAAGATAGTTCGTTAGAACCCTGCAAAAGTAATTGATTGGTGTTTACAATATATTTACCCTCTGTGAACTCAGCCCTTAAATCTTGTAATATCATTAAGGTATCTGTGTATGCACTTTCTTTTACTTCTTCATCTTCTTCAGATTGTTGTGCTATTCCACTAAATACATACACATCAAAATCATATACTACGACCTTATCTGATATATCTGAATTTGTTAAAACAATATGTAAAGCTGGGTATTCGTTTATCTTCTTTAATTCAAGTTTATCTAATGCTCCATAGCTAAATGAATTTAGTTGTATGTGCTTATCTGCAAACTCTTTGAAATATGATATTACTGAACTATATGTTATCATCGTTTGTTCTTTTTATTTTCTTCTCTTGCAATATCTTGTTGCATTTGTAACTTGATAAAACACAATCTAAATGGTAACTCAGTAACTGAATTAAATTGCAATAAATCTCCATTCGCTAAACCATCTATTATGCTAAACCAACCATAGTTCCCTCTTGCAGTAACTTCTCCACTTCCTTGTCCAAATAGTCTTGTGAACTCATCAGCAATTTGCTTCCTAAATGATAAAAAAAAACCATTACACCATTAACCACATCTATACTTAGTTCTTCAAATAAACGTGCGTTTTTTATGTGCTTATCATTGTATGGTTCAATATTGTATTTGTTACCTTTTTCTTCTGTTATCGGTCGATACAATATAGATAGTATATATTGAATGCCATCTACACCATTTTTAGAATATTCATCTAAATCAACAAATTCGCCTAAAGTCATTTCATCAAGGTTGCTATGGAATCCATATGTTACACCTTTAATTTCAATCTTATTAATTATCTCTTTGTTTATTGGTAAAGAAATAAGTTTAGATAGCTTAGTATAAATTTGCTTTATATCTGCCCTCTTAAGCATTTTAACCATCTTTAATGGTATCTTACATAGTGTGCTTACACTCTGTACCACAATTTCATCTTCGTTTGTTAAACCCTCTATTTTAGTTGTATAATCTTTATACATTTTTAGGCTAACATCTGACCAACTGGTTGGTACAATAATTTCGATTGAATCTTTCATCTATAAATACAAAGGTTAATTTTATGTAAAGTTATTAAATAATGGCATACTCGCCATAAGAACCAAAACATTCAAACCACATTCTCATCATTAAGGCATCAGCATAATCGGGCGACCTACCTAACTTTGTTTTCTGTACGTCTTTTCCCTCAATAGCTAATTTTTGGCTATCCTTATCTACCTTATCTCTTTTGATAATTTCAAGTTCTGATATTATTAGTTCTTTATATTGCTTATCCTTAATATATATTTTACCAGCATTAACTAATTCAGCTAACTTATAGTAGCATTGTGTTTTTAAGTTCTGATAATTTTCGTTTTTTAAAGCTTTACCACCATTCATAAATCCAATGCAACCACTAAAGGCATCTACGACACCACCACCGACACCATCTTGGTCTATTACTACCTTACTATTCGGTATTTGATTTGCGTTCTTTAAATCGTTTATTTTAGAAACTATCTCCGGAATGGTGTTTTTGTCTATTGATACAATCTTTTCTGCCCTCAATCCATTCCATAAAATAATAACAGATTTATCAGCACCTAAACGTGCAACATCACAAGTAATGTATTTAGTTCCTTGTTCTACATAGGAATTAGTGAATGTATCTTGCAGGCTATTATACTCAAATAGTAGTGCATCATCATCAATGTATTCCCAATTACCATATAAAAGCCTTTCTCTACTTATTTTATCTAACTTTTCAAGCTGGGAAACATAGTGTTTAGAAATAGCCTTATTATCTGTTACAAGGGATTTAACAAACTTCTGATGTTTAGGTAAGTCATTTGTAAGTGATGGTTTGTAATACTTAGAATACAACCACCCTTTAGATGGGTTACAAGTCAGTAGTGTCTTAGGTATTAGATTATAGCCCTCTAATTTATATCTAATACGGGAATTTAAAACACTAACTGCCTTGCTTGTAACCTCTGCTGCTTCATCTATAAATGCATCTGTAATTTCCAAACCACCTAAAGATGTGAATAATGGGTCTGATGGATATAAGAATAAATCCTTTAAATATATTACTGATTTGTTATAGAATGTAATTGTACTGTCTGATGCATTATATCTGAAATCTACATCGGGTGTTAAACCACAATAATCAACTGCAACCTCAAAGAATGTATTTAATGTTGTAGCTTTTAAGTTCTTTAATTTTGACCTACCTATTACGCTTCTTGTACCCGGATATTTTAATCTGCGTATTATTTGCCATAAACAACCGGTAAAAGTTTTAGAACCACCAGCACCCCCACCAAATAATATTTCAGTTGTATGGTTGTCCTCTAGGTATTTAAAGCATTCAATTTGCTTCTTAAATAGTTTAATCTTCGGGTTCTTCATCAAATGGCATTATATCTATTTTAATTCGTTCAGCTGAACCAATATTTATATCTGACCTTTCAACATACCCTCTTTTCTTTCCTTTAGTCTTTAGATAGAATATTGTAGCTGATGTATTACCATCGCCTATTTGTTCGTGCAGTTTACTTTCTGCATAATCTAAAGCAATGTTCTGTATATCATCTACTGCCTTTGCAAATTCTGAATCATCTTTTAACCAGTTGTAATATTGTGTTCTACCTATACCAACTTT